GAAAGAGGCTATCTCTGTAAGGGCGAAGAATACCATAATAGTCATACCACGCCGATCCTAGCTGAACTATATCTTTAAGCTCATCATCCGTAAGGTCGGGATTAATCTTTAAAAGTTCTGATACCGGGACACGTTTTACTTCGCCAAAATAAAAGCAATCTTTAAAATATGGAGACTCTGTATAACTATAAACTACATTAGCGGGATCAACATAATCTACTTGTACTCCGCTATTGGGCAAAAAAGTATGTTTTACCATACCCATTCCTACCACCATAAGGTCGTAGTCAACTCGTTTACGTATATCATCATAATGATTTTCCTCCAATAAAGTTTCTATTCCTATCTCTTCGGCTATTTCTATCCCCGGCTTATAGTTCATCTGCATATATAATGCTAACTCATCATCGGTTTCTGGAAGTTTATCCTGCTGTACATTAAAGGCATTTACTCCAAACTCTTCTTGAGTCTGCAATAAAAAGTCTTTAGCTATCATATCACCCTCAATCATATCTTCATAGGCTGATCTGCGTTCCGAGGCTATAGCATCTACGGCACTAGCTTTAACTTTAAACATCCTATCATACATTCCATTAACTACTATATCTACGAACTTGGGAATAATAGGGACAGGAGTCCAATCCATATTAAGATGAGATAAGTCTCCATCAACTGCAAATTCAGTTTTGTATTTTGCTATTGACTGCTCCCCACGGGCATAAAGTCTTCGCCTATGAAACTCTAACCATTGATTATAAAAAGTACACGTATTACCATCTCGTCTGAACCACTCAAACTGAATGGCTTGACCAATTCGAAGTCCAAATTCAGGAGATTCTTTTTCGGCATCTGTGGCTAATTGTCCAGGAAAAGAAAGGGGTGCGATGGTAAGTGGTGTATATTTCATTCTTTTAGTATTTGGCTAATTGATCCTTTATTACTATATCTTGCAAATTTAACGCTAATTTTTGATTCTTTTTTAATCGGAGTGTAAATATGTTTCTGATTAGCCATAATGGCTAGACCTGAACTAATGGTGGCATCATACTTTGTTCTTCTAGTAATATCAAATCTTGCCCAATCCATTAAGGTCTTGTTAAAATACATATCTCCCATCTCATCACTTTCCCTATACGTGCTAGTGGAGTCTATGCCAACATACTTTTCTATATAAGACTCAATGGCCGCAGCGTGACATTGCTTAACATCTTCAGAAGTATTAGGAATTCCTCCTAACTCAATCTCTGTTTTGGAAAGTTTATGTCTAGGCTTGTCGGGTCTATTTAAGGAAAATCCTCTATATCCTCTATTTTTAAAGTGATATAAAAGTCTAGGCTTATTGTTCTCTATCAAGATGGGCATACCATAAAATATACACGCCATTAAAACCTCTTCAAAGAATATCTCTGCCGTTTGGGGTCGGGCGATATATTCTAGAAAAAAACAATTCGTAGGGCCATCATCCATATGGAAAGTTGTTAATCCATGTAATGACCCTTTAGATCCTCCTCCTATTACTACCCCGGATATATCATAAGGGTCACATCCAAAAGACCCTAGATGTTCATTACCGGGATACTTGCCATTTCGTTTTATGAGAACATTATTACGTAAATGATTGGGAGGGAACCAGCTAATGATAAATCTTCCTCTATCATTAGGTGTCCATATTACCTCACTATCTTTTATCCCATCTTTCCAATGAAACGATCCTTTAGTAAGTACATGAGAACTAATAAGGTTGTCATTGTAATCTATTTGCTGATAAAGTTTGGTAAGATTAAATAAGGAATTGCGACTTTCATCTCTGAAAGCGTGAGCTTCAGTACGAGGAAATTGTCTATAGAACTCATTAAGGGCATCGGCATCGTGCTTGAGAGAGGCTACCTCATTCTTCCAATAGTCAACAACCCCTTGGATAATATCTCCCCCATCAACTGCCTCTATAGGTTTAGGAGGAGTATTAAAAACGGGCCATCCATATTTATCCATAAATCCCTCAAAATTCCATTCCATCGGAATGAATAGGGAATATAGTCCCGATTTTGTTTGTCCATTGGCATTGCGATTCAGAGGATATGAATCATCAAAGATTTTTTTAAAATTTGAACCTCCTTTATCTAATGCATTAGAGGTTGAACCCATAAGACATTTCCCTACAACTCGACTTCCTAATCTTAAACACGTTTTCGTTACTCGCCAGTTATTAAGAATGTTTTCGGGTTTATCCCATTTACCTGACTCATCATGAATAAGGCGTAATAATTTTTCTCCATCGTAGCTATTATCAGAAGTGTTTTTCCAATCTATCACAGTATCAAGTCCATCGAGCATTATCTCTTCGGTTTCATACATATTCTTTCTAGTAATTTTGGAGGCAGGAACACGATAGGCTAATTCCGTTTTAGGTTTATCCATACCATCTTGGATGGGTTTAAAAAAGAAAGGATAATGATTAGAAATGGGAACCACTTTATCGGTAAACATCTTTTTAGCATCAGCTCCAGTTTTAGATAATATCCCTATCCTAGCATCTCTAGTTATTGTAGCACTATGTACCCCGGCTGCCGAACTCATAAATGAAAATCCTGACCTCCTATTTTTGAGATAACACATACCATAGGAGCGAGAATCGGCTACACATCCCTCCCAGAACAAATAAAAAATCCTATTAGCCTCACGAAATTCGGGATATCCTACATCAATTTTTGTCCATTGAAGATACATATAATGAGTGCCACTAATATAGGTGGGAATACCATTATTGTAAAACCAATATCCTTGTTCTCTTTTATCAAATTCCCGTTCTATAAAGTCTACCCATTTTCCTTTAAAGATATTATCTCTCTTATTCCACTCAAAGATTGTACGTATACGAGACAAATCTTTAGGATAATCTTTACGATGCCAACAATTTTCACCTTTGGCTAATGTCTTGGGAGCTTTAGGAAGTCCTATCTTAAAGCCATTGATATCATATACTTCTCCTAATGTGCCATCACGAGATATAATGACTATATCATATTTTTCATTATACCCATACTTCCACGATTTTAACCTATTTTTATTGGCATACGCAGTCTTGGGGACATTATGGGGAATGATTTTATAGAGTCCATAATCCATTACTTCGATCTTCGTTCTGCAAATCCTTGAGATAGGGCTTTGTCATATTTGGTATGATCACCCTCTAAAATTGCTTTCTCTTCCTGAATACGTTGGAGAATCTCAAAGGCATCAAAAACTGCTAACTTCTTTGTAGCTGCTGCATTCTTTAATCTGTCTGCAGCCAATTCATCTTCGGGATCAGGTTTAATAATTTCTTCTCTAGCCACTTTAATTAATTGTCGCACGGCACTTTCTCCTGCTTCAATAATTTTAACTTTTAAATCTGTTATGTCTAAAGCTTTACGCATATATTTCTAGTAAACATTCTATAAAGTTTTTCTCCATCTACCTCAAAAGCATATTCGCTATCGGGAGAAAAAGAGATTTTATCACCCACCTTTAATCCTAAATCAAGTAACTGATTATTAATATACGCAATTTCTCCAATAAGAAATAATTCTGTATGGTCTTCCATATTAATATTGCCAAAAGAATATTCCGTATTCTCCAGAGGTCGTATAAAACAATAAGGACAAGGAGCTTTCCATTCACCATCGTTTTTATATAAAAAGAACTGATCGTAATAAACTACATAAGTATCATCTTTCACATAACACGGTCCAGATCTTTCTCGCCCTTTCATATCATAATATTTTCTAAAGACATTATGATGAACAAGCAAAGTATCTCCCTTTTGTATCTCTCCCTCATATCCCATAGGAAGAGCTTGAACAATTCCATATCTATTAGTTACCGTATGGTCTTCCTGTGACGAGCTTGTTATCAATCCATCGGCATTAATGTTATTATAGCGTTTCCCACCTTTAGGGGTAACTATAAAATTATATGGAGATACCATTAGTTAAAGTTTATATTATATTCAATAGAATAGGGCATCAGAGCATTGAACTCTTTCCATAGCACAACTTCATCTCCTTTGCTTATCCAAATCTTAACATTGCCATTATCCAGGCGTTGAATGGCGTGTATAATATATGCAGACCCCTTTTGAATGGTATTGCCATGTACATAGTGCATTGCTCCTGACTTATAGTCGGGGCCAATAGCTATCTTACGTATATACATTATGCCTCCGACAAAACTCCCGTTTCCAAGTTGACATTCTTTCTGCCATACTTGGTTTCAAGTCCAGCCTGGATCTGACTTAATTGGGCCGCTTTGTTTTCGATGTCGCTAATTAAAGCCACCTTATCTTTTTCTAATCGAGTCTGGGTGACTACTATATCACTTAACTTCATTCTCGTTTTGATAAATTCTTCATTGAGGGTTCTTAATTGCTTTAAGTCCTCCTCTTCCATTTGATTTTCTGTCATTTGATTTGATTTAATTTAAAATAATTTAATTTTATACTATACACATTACATTGCATGGAACAACGGCTCCCGGCAATATGACATTGGTAACCACATACATATCTCCTGGGCCAACTCCGGGGGGAGGAAGTGGTGATCCTACTGCAACCGTAATAAGTCCACCCGTGGGTACGGGGCCGCCACCACCACTAACATTAATATTAATAGTATTGGAGTTGACAGCGGAAGAAAATTTTCCTAATGCAATAGAGTTGGGGGCTGGGGCAGCAGCAGCAGCACCAATAGCTATGGAACTATCTGTGGTTCGAGCAGCATCACCTATGGCGATACAATAAGAATCTCCCCCTGCTAAAACATCTGAACTTGATCCAATAATTACATTTCGTTGACCTGTAGTTCCCGTAAACGCTGATCTTTCTCCAATCGCAGTCCATGCCCGTCCTCCACCTAAATTGTTAAGTGCTTGATATCCTATGCCCACATTTCCTGCCCATGTGGAATTGGGTGCAACTTCGGAGCCTATAAATACGACCCTACCCGTAGCTCGTCTTCCCGAACTATTACCTACTATTACATTGGCAGTATTACTCGCTTGAAAGCCTGCATCATGTCCTACTATGGTGTTAAAACTTGTATTATCAGGAGAAGAATTGGCGGCTGTATATCCTAAAATAGTATTGCCATTAGATGCTAACCCTGAAATAGAAAAGGCATTAGACCCCACAATAGTATTTTCATCTCCATTAGCATTGGCTATAGCACTTTTTCCTATGGCAGTATTATTAGATCCCGTGGTTAATACTTGAAGTGAACTTATACCTAGAGCCGTATTGTTAATCGAGGCTGCATTGGCAGTTCCTAAAGCAAGTACTCCATATGATAAGTTGTCGTCCCCCATAGGATGTTTTACACGAGCAAGAAAGTAATTATCTAATAGCGTTATTCCATTGGGTACTTGTCCAAGATATAGCTCCCCGGTTCCTGACTCATCATTTAAAATATTAGTAGACTCAAGAGGAGTGCCAGTTGCGGCTGGATCTCCATACCAAAATTTTCTAGCACCTAATGGTGGTTGTGAATCGGGTTTCCATTCTATACCAAAACCGGGGCCTTTGCTTTTTAAAACTTCCCCTGCTACACCAGTACTTCCATTGGTATCTTTAAATTCTCCTGTTAAACTAATAAACCCTCCGATAGTAACATCTCCTGCGGCAATAATATCACCAGCTCCTGGGGAACCCGGTGCTACTTGTGGATTAAGTTGAAGTTGGATTACACCTGCATTTTTAAGTATTAAAGAAGATTTCCCAAATCCAATAAGAGGAGCATCGGCTTCATTGCCTGCCGTTAATACTTCACTTAATGTATTCGTGGGGTCTAATCCTGCAATATCTCCTAGTTTATAATTCTTTGTATCTAATGTTGCGGCCTCCGTACCTATAACATAGTCATCATTAGTAGGTGTGCCGAATGGATACGAGGTAGTATTACTAATCTTTGCCATTATTATTCTTTTTTATCTTCTCCACCATTGGAGATTTCTTTTATATTAAATGAGGCTAAATATCCCCTTGATCTATAATATTTAATCCTACTGTAATTAGCGATCCTCCACCAAGAACACTAAATACTCTCTTGGAAGAGACTTTGCCTTTATGGTCTTTAAGCACACTCGCAGTAGCTTTAGCTAGACTTGGAATGGCTTCAACAAATAGTTTCTTTAACATAGTTATTTATTTTTCTCATTTTCGCAGTAGTGCCATAACATTATTAAGATGAAAGTAAAAACCATATATGCCCCTACATCTGCAAAATTTTCCATCTATACACAAAGATATGAAAAATTATTGTTCTATTTGCCTTATGCTTTTCATATGACACTTAACAATTCTATCTTGGAACGCCTCTGTAAGAAGTAATTCACACTCTCTTTTATTGGTCATAAAAAAGTTTTCTATTAAAATAGCAGGACACGCAGTATGTTTTAGAACATAAAAATTAGCCTCCTTATCCAAATCGCCATCACTATTATCAGAACGTAGCTTGTGATCAGGAAATGCTTTTATCATATTTTCTACAAATGTCTCTGCGATATTATCGCTTTGAGTTTTCCCTGGTGAGGTATATACCGAAAAGCCTTGAGCCGATTCATGAGTAAAAGCATCACTATGCACAGATACATAAATGCAGTTTTTATGTAATCGTTGGAGTATATTAGCTTTTTCAACTCGCTCCCGTAGAGGCATATCCTCCTCGGTATCTACAATATCGATAGCCAAGATACCTGCCTCCTTACATTTTGCTAATAGTTTTTTTACTATCTTCCTATTTCCTACCCCCTCAAAATATTGACCAAACTCAAATTCGGGACTTCGTTTGCCCTCGGTTTGATATTCGCCATCTATCATTCCTCCGTGACCGGGATCTAATAGCCATGTATATTTGCTCGTCATTTTTTTTCTTTTAAAGAATTGTATTTTCCTTATATTAAAAAATCTGCTCCATCGCACTCTTGCTAGTTATTAAAAGATTGTATAATAATCATTTATTGCCGTTTCCATATCTGCTTGATTAGGATGATTAGGAGAGTTATAAAGAATAAGTTCTTGCATTCTTCCTTTAGTAAGTACTCCATCATATCCCCAAAGTTCATATCCTATAGGAAATGCAACAGGATTCCAACTTACAAAATCTATTCCTGTAAAGGTGAGTAGTGTTTGTCCAGCAGGTGGAGTGGCAATGTTTGAAAATTGATCAAATACATCTCCTTGATCAGGAGTTATTAGTTCTACTCCATTTTTGAATATAACATTAGGGGGATTTGTTCCGGGGGATGAACCATAAGGTTGGAGAGTCCCTACATCAAAACCTTGTAAATAGTAGTCACCATTATGTCCCCCTCGTGCCATTATCCATCTGTTATCTTCAAATTGTTGCACACTATAGTGTACTACATCACTACTTGTGTTTCCTAGTCCAAATACACTTCCCTCGGTTAACTCATCGTTTGATCCATCGAAAAATATGGAGGGTTTGCCATTTAAATCATAAAATGCACCAGGCCCATTAAAGGGTGGTTGCCATGCAGGAGATGCCGTTTGCTCTAAATCAAAGCCATTACCACTTTGGTCGTACCATTTAACGGTATTAGATCTGGCTGGAGCTGGAAGTCCATCGGGATTAGCATAAGTTGCTGCCCACAAAAATTCCCCTAAATTAGTAGCTAAAGTAGTTCCTACTACTGCCGTTACAGGAGAGTCCATACTTACTTCATCATTACTATCAAACTCTACTTTTACCGATTCGCCAAAACCAATTGTATTTCTTCTTATTCGTATAGGAGACCCAGAATATCCACTCCTTAATTTTCTTAAAGAAAATGCACCAAGGGCATTTGGGTAGGTATCAAGAATGTATGATGATCCTCCTCCTGAACCTGTAGCTCCGGGGCCACCAATCATATTTCCTATAACTATTGCTAAACTCATTTACCACAATGCATTAATAGTGTTGGCCGCAACAGTGGTTCCTGTTGCATAGACTCTTAATACTTGTACCGGGAAATAAGTTCCTGCAAGTACTCCAGTAAAAGTAACATCATCTTCACCAGTAGTAAGAACTCTAATATTTCCTGCTCCTCCAATGTATAAAACACATCCATTGTTGTCGTTAGGGAAAATGCTATAGTTGTTGGGAGTGGCTAAAAATATATCTGCACTTAATGATAAAACAGTGGCACTATCTACGGCAGTAACCGTAGCAATGGTATTGGTAGTAGTGTTCATTACTATATCTCCTGTCTTAACATTATCGGTAATAAAGCTATGACCCACCGTAGTGTCTTCAAGTTTATTAGCTGTTACTGCGGTGTTTGTTCCACCCGACACTAATGTCATTATGTTCGGTATGTTAATGGTGTCGCTATAAACTACTGGTAACGCCCGGTAGGTTTGGAGTTTTTGATATGCCATGATATGTTATTTTATTTTGGTTTGTATATGGAAACACTTTATTTAATTTCTCTTTTCTCTTGGCACACCCACATCCTCCTCTGCTCACTTTATCAACTATTTGATGTATGCCTGTGGCTTTGGTAAATTTTTCTATGCTATCGCCAAGACCTTTCATTTAACAAATATAATATTATTTTCTGTATTTTTGTTTGAGATGGGAGTGCAAAAGGTAATACATAGAAGATATGAACGTACGGAACCCGTATGGAATTTTATGAAATTCTATAAGATCATTAAGTTTTGGGCTAAAGAAAAGTATGGCTTATCATCTCCCGACCTTGAACTATTGTTCTTTATATATAGTGAGGGGCTATTTTCTAAATCCGACTTTATAAAATTTAGCGAAGTCTTTCCCTGGGATAGTACTCGCTTTAATAGACTGCGTCAAGAGGGGTGGATAGTAAGGTGGCGTAATGCCACTAAAGGAGAGAAAGCTCTCTACGAGATTTCCTTTAAAGGAAAACACGCCATCACATCTATATATAAGAAAATGACGGGTGATCCCATATCAGAAAACTCACAGAAGAATTCTATGTTCGTAGATAGAGATGCTACCTATAGCACCAAGGTGTATAGGACAGCTCTTCTAGAAATGAACAAAGAGTATAAAGAACGTAATGCTAAAATGATAAACGGCAGACCTGCCAATATTCCATCACGCTAATTACTTTCTTATACACGCACGAATATGCTCACCTGCACCCTCGTACTTCATTCCATGATCGCCACCATAAGCGTGACCTGTTAAATGTTTTGACTCGCCTTTACTTTCGTCTCTGCGATCTTTTAAACTTTGCTTGTGTGGGCCTCTGTGCTTTGCACCAAGAGAATCATCAAGTCTTGCGTTGTATCCTTGCTTTTTTGCCATGATTAATTAATTTATCTACGTTTATTTTTTCTTACTGCTCGTCTGTTTTCTTTACGAGTAGGGTTTTCAGATGCAGGCAAAGCCCCTGAAGTAATGATCCTATCTTTAGAATCTTTACGACTTTGTCTTTCGATAGCCTTATCATCTTTTCTATTCTTTCTTACTGCTCTCCTATTCTCCCTTTTAGTAGGATTTTCAGATGCCGGGAATGCTCCACCAGTAACTATTCTTTTCTTTGCTTTTCGAGCAATCTTTCTTTCTTTGCCCCCTTTGTCTCTTTCACCAGCTCGTGGGCCTTGTTTGCCTCCGATCTTTTTAGGTTTGTCATCCTCGGTGATATGTAATGGTAATGATGTTCTATAACTCATAGTTGTTTATTTATATATTTTTCTTGTTGTTGGACGGATAGATTTTTTTGTCTCTTTCATCGCCCCGTACTCATTTTTCTTCATGGTGGATTTCGTTACATTCCCTTTCCTACCCGTCTCACCCTTTATGGCAGATCCTCCTTTTCTTTTGTTTTTATAAGATGTCTCCTTACGGACGAATTTCCTTTTTGATCGATCAGACTGTTCGGCGTATGTGTTGCCCGAGACCTTTGTATCTTCTTTAACTTTGCCTACCTTTTTGATCGTCTTTCCCTCGGAATCGCTTTTTTCTTTCCACTTATAT